GCGGCCCGCTCGCCGTGGCTGCCGCAGCCGACGCGCGCAGCGTCGAGTTCTGGACCGAGCACGACCCGGAGGCGGGCCGGGCGGACCGGGCGTTCCGCGTGTTCGGCACCGGCCAGCCGCTCCCGCCCGAGGCGCGGTGGGCCGGCACCTGCCAGCGGGTGCGCGGCCTTGTCTGGCACCTCTACGAGATGCCGCCCGGCCCGGCGAGGGGAGACGCGCCGTGACCACCGCCGGGACGCCCGTCACCTGGCTCCCGCCCCAGCCGCCGCCGGTCACCTTCGACGTGACCGTCACCGTGGCCCCGGCCAGCGCCCCGGCGTGGTACGGGGCGACGGACCCGTCAGTGACCGCCGCCGGCCCGGCGCAGGGAGACACGCCGTGAGCGCTTACGGAAGCCATCGGGTCCGGCTTGAGACTGACCTGACCCGCTACCACCCGCACCTTGTCCGAGGAGTGACCGGCACGTCCGTCCCTGGCGCCAAAACCACGGAGTGGGGCTGGCAGGACCGGTTCTGGGCAGTCCGTTACGACTGCTGCGGGACGCTGATGGACACCATCGCCGGGCAACCTGACCGTGCTGGACGACCAGAAGGAGCAACCATGATTGTGCCGGTTTATGACAGCACCCACGCCAACATCGGCCACCTGCCCGCAGGTCACGCCGCCGGGTACGTCACCGGCTCCCCGGACATCAGGTGGACGGCGCAGGACTGGCTGGACCACCCCGGCGCCGTCCGCATCGCCCAGTCACCCCTGCTGTCGCTGGACGAGGCCGCGGACGCCGACGTCCTCGACGTGGAGGACCGCGCGGCCACGCTGGCCGAGTGCGCCCCCTGGGCGAAGGCCGCCATCTCCAGCTTCGCCCTGGGCGCGCGCCCCGGCCAGCGCAGGCCCGCCGTCTACGCCTCCGCGTGGAACATCACCCCCGTCGTCAACGCCCTCATCGCCGGCGGCGTCCGCGACGGCGTGTCCCTGTGGGTGGCCGACTGGAACCTCACCGGCGCGCAGGCCGCCGCCAGGGTGCTCGCGGCAGCAGGCCCGTTCCCCGTCGCCGCCGCGCAGTGGAAGTCGCTGCAGTTCTACGACATGTCGGTGTTCGCGCAGGCGTGGCTCGACACCGTGTCGTCCGCGCCGGGCCCGCACCCGTTCCCGCCCGGCCGGCACGAGATGGACGGCACCGGCACCCTGAACGGCCTCGCCCGCCGGCAGCGCTGCGACGTCGCGGACATCCTGCAGGCCACCGCCGACGGCCTCGCCGCCGAGAAGGTCACCGCCCAGCCGTTCGGCCCGCTGGAACGCGCCTACATAAACGCCGGGCACTGGGATGCGCGGGCGCCGAAGGGCATGCTGGTATGGGTCCCGTGAAACCACCAGCCCGCAAGGGCGCCGGCCGCCGCTGGTGGTGGGCGCGCGTCATCCTCGCCGTCGTCTGGATCACCCTCGTCAACCTGGCCTGGCCGGTGCACGGCGAGTGGCTGCTCGTGCTGCGGTCCGCCGGGGTCGGGGCTGCCGCCGCCGTGTTCGCCGATCTGCTGCGGTGGAGTTACCGTCAGGCAGGCAGCGAGTGACCGGGCCCGGCGGGTTCACGGTCAGCGCCGCGTGGTGTAACGACGGGTCCGCGGAACTCGGCCTGGTCCACGACAAGTGCGGGCAGTGGCTTGACGACCCGGCACCCGGCATGACCGCCGGCCCGGTGCACGACCACCCGTTCGAGGGCAGGGTGCCGCTGGGTGCCCTGGTCGCGGCGGCTGAGGCGCACCGGTGCGCGCCGTGACCGGGCTGCCGCCGTTCAGCGGCGACACCCGGTGCGCCAAGTGCGGCCAGGCCGGCGGCCACGGCGTGGAGTACGTGCCGAAGAGCATGCTCACCCGGACGGGGCACATGGGCGAGTGCCTGGAGCGGCGGTGCGCCCGCTGCGGCTACACCTGGGCCGAGGCGGTCGTGGCCGGGCAGGAAGGCGGGACCGCGTGAGCACGACGAGGCGCGGCTATAGGGCCGCTTCCGACTGGGGCTACCGCCACTGGGTGCGGGAGAGCCAGTCCTTCATGGCGCACCGGCCGCGCTGGCGCATCGCCGTCCTGGCGACGCTGAAGTGGCCGGCGTTCGACCGGAAGCAGCGCCGCGACAACCTGGAGATGCGCCGTGACCGGGCTGGGTGAGGCGCGGGCCGGCCTGGAGGCGTGGCTGCCCTACCTCCGCGTCCTGCGCGCCGAACCCGGCACCGGCGCGGTCACCGGCCGCAAGCAGCCGTGCAGCAGGCCTCCGTGGAACCCCGCCGCCGAGAACCTGTGGTTCGACATCCACGCCCTGCCGCGCCGTGCCGAGGCGGACTTCCGGCTCGCCGTCACCGGCACCGCCGCCGCCCCGCGCGGCGGCTCGGACCGCAACACCCTCGCCGCCCTCGCCGCCGCCGTCCGGCTCGCCGAGGCACTCCCGCCGTGCCCGCCGCCCGTCTGGGTGACCGACGCCAGCGGCAAACGCAAGCGGCTCCCGTGCCCGTGCCTGCGCTGCGACGCGGCCCGCCAGCTCGCCCGCTGCCTCCACGCCGTCTTGCAGCTCCCCGCCATCGACGAGGAGCAGCCGTGGCGGGAGATCCCCGGCCCCTGCCCGCGCTGCTGCCAGCGCTGCGCCCGCCCCATGCTCCGCTACCGGCAGCGCGACCACGGGCAGCCCGCCGAGCTGCGCTGCATCGGCTGCGGGCGGGAGGGCCGCGTCATCAGCGGCACCGTGTCGGCAGGCTGCGTCGAGTGGTCCGACGGGACCATCACGTGAACGAAACGCCAGCCACCGACCTTGTTTGGATGGACATTGTCCCGGACGACGCCGAGTACCACCTGCGCCTGTCGTCTGACGGCTGGATCATCATGGACTGCGGTCGTTGCAACAAGCCCGTCATGGCCGCCACCCACATGGACATCCACGACTGGGTGTGGAAGGCCGAGCGGCATTACAAGACGTGTCGGCCGCTCGCTGAGGAGTACTCGTGTCCGCGCTGCGTGGCACCATGAGCGGGTGGATGGCGACATGAGCAAGCCGCGCACCAGTTCCTATGACCGCAGCGCACCGGTCCCCGCGATCGGGTCACGCTGGATCTGGGAACGCGGCAATCCGCACGCCCAGGAAACGATCACGGTCACCGGCACGGAATGGAACGGCGAGGAGTGGTGGGTCTGCAGCGTCGCTGATGACCGTCCGCGCGGAGGCCTCGCCACCAGCGTCGTGACCGGCCGGCGCTACTGGAATGACCTCAGCCGCTTCCGGGAGGCCTGCGTGGCACCATGAGCGGGTGGACGCGGACCTGACCCTGGCCGAAGCCGCCCAGGTACTCCGCCCCCCCATGACCGAGAAACAGCTCATCATGGTCGTCGCCGCGCTGAACCTGCCGCCGTCCGGGGTGCGGCACACCGGCGACCCCCTCGGCGGACGCCCCCGCCGCACCTACCCCTGGGACGGCGACACCGGCCTGGCCGCACTCCACCTCGCCCTGCTGCCCTGGCTCGGCAGCACCGTTGCCACTGAGCGTGAAGGTTTGTTAGCTTATCTGGCAGGCGACGCATCTCCGCAGACCGGCGAACGGGTGTCCTGATGGCACGCTGGCAGGGCACCACCGCACAGCGCGGCTACGGCACCCCCCACCGCAAGCTCCGCGCCCGCTGGAAACCAGTCGTCGACGCCGGCCACGGCATCTGCCACGCCGCCATCTGCCTCATGCCCACCCGGCACATCACCCCCGGCACGCCCTGGCACCTCGGCCACACCCCCGACCGCACCGCATGGACCGGCCCCGAACACGAACGGTGCAACGAATCCGACGGCGCCCGGCGCGGCAACCGCAACCGCCCCTCCCCCCGGCGTCGCCGAACCCTCCCGCAGACCGCGTGGACCACCTCCCGCCGCTGGTAAAACCGCAGGTCACAGGCCTCGCACCCTCCGGCGCCAGAATCACGATCACAGGACCCTCCGCCGCGACTCCACAGCCGAACAAGATTTATTTACTGTTCAACTTTTCCGGGGGCGGCGTGCGGACGACGAACGGCGGCCAGGTGGAGCAGACGCTGAAGGAGCTGCGGCGGCTGGGCCGTCTGGAGAAGGTCGACGCGGCGGCGGTGCAGATGGTGCGGTCGATGGCGCGGGCGCTGGACGCGGACCCGTCTAATGCGGCGCTGTGGCGGCAGTACCGGGAGGCGGTGAGGGAGCTGGCGGCGGATGACGGTGCTGGCGGTTCCTTCGAGGAGGCTGTTGCCGCCCTGTCAGCCGAGGTTCGCGACGAGGCGGAGGGCTGAGCGGGCGACGTTCGGCGGTGAGCTGGCGTCGGTCGCGGCTGCGTTGGAGCAGCCGTTCATGCCGTGGCAGCGGCTGGTCGCGGATGTGGGCTGCGAGGTCGACCGGGAGACCGGGCTGCCAGCGTACCGGCGGGTGGTCGTGACGGTGCCGCGGCAGCAGGGCAAGACGACGCTGTTCTTGTGCTGGCAGGTGAACCGGTGCGTGTCGCCGCGGTGGGCTCAGCCGCAGCGGTCGGCGTTCACGGCGCAGAGCGGGAAGGACGCGCGGGACAAGTGGCTGCATGAGCTGTACCCGCTGATCCGCGGGTCGCGGCGGCTGAGGCCGCTGGTCGGCCGGATCTACGAGGGTATGGGAAACGAGTACATCCGGTTCGCGAACGGGTCGCTGATCCTGCTGCTGTCCACTTCCGCGTCGTCGGGTCACTCCAAGACGCTGCACCAGGCGGTGCTGGACGAGGTGTGGCATGACACGGACGGGCGCCGGGAGCAGGGGCTGGGCCCGGCGATGCTGACGGTCCGGGACGCGCAGGTGCTGGTGTGCTCGACGGCGGGGACGGCGGCGTCGGTGGTGCTGAACCGGGCGATGGACCTGGGCCGGGCCGCGGTGGCGGAGGACTCGGGGCGGGGTGTCGCGTACTTCGAGTATGCGGCGCCGGACGGGTGGGACCCGGGTGACGAGGGGTCGTACTTCGGGTTCATGCCGGCGCTGTGCCCGGACCCGCCGTGCCGGTGCGGCGGCGGGAAGTGGGCGCACACGGTGACGCTGGACGCGATCCGGGGGCAGCGGGCGTCGATGGACCCGGCGGAGTTCGCGCGGGCGTACGGCAACGTCCCGGACATGTCGGGGGCGGCTGCGGCCGGGCTGGACCTGGGCGAGTGGGCGGCGCGTGCCGACGCGGGGTCGCGGGTTGAGGGGCGGGTGGCGCTGGCGTTCGCGGTGGCGCCGGACCTGTCGAGCTCGGCGGTGGCGGTGGCGGGGCGGCGGGCGGACGGGCGGAGTCACGGGGAGCTGACGGACCCGCCGCAGCCGGGGACCGGCGGGCTGGTCGCCCGGCTGGATGGCCTGTGGGTGCGGCATGACCCGTGCGTGCTGACGGTGAACGGGACGCCGGGTGCGCAGTCGGCGCTGCTGAAGGAGCTGAACGAGCACGGCTGGGTAGTCGTGCCTGCGGGGAAGCCGGTGCCGGCGGGGAAGCGGCGGCTGCAGGTCACGGGGCCGGCGGAGTTCGCGCAGGCGTGCGGGGCGCTGGCGCAGGACGTCGTCAATGACCGGTGGCGGCACCTGGGGCAGGGACCTTTGGATGCGGCGGTGGCGGGGGCGCGGACGCGGCGGCTGGCGGATGCGTGGGCGTGGTCGTGGGACAGGTCGGCGGCTGATATCAGCCCGCTGGAGGCGGTGACTTTGGCGCGGCACGGGTTCGCGACGTTCGGGGTCCGGCCGCCGCCTGACCCTGACATCTTCTAGGGAGCAGATCAATGGCCCGGTCCTTGCTGGCAGCCTGCCTGGCATTTGCGGGCGTTTTCGTGCTGGCCGGGGCGGGCTGGGCGCTGCTTGCGGGGGCTTTGCTGGTGCTTGCGCTGTGGCCGCGGACTGCGGATACGGCGCTCTCGGGGGCCTGGACGCGGGTTTCCGCGGTGGCGTGGGCGGTAAAGGCGCGCGTGGCGGCTGCGCCGCGGCGGGTGACGGCGGTGGCGGGCATGGGCGGCGCGGTGGTGCTGCTGCCCGCGGGGTTCGGGCTGGCGCTGGGCGCGGGCGCGGCGTTGATCGCGGGCGCGGCTGCGCTGGCAGGGGTCAGCTTGCTCAGCGGGTGGGGTGCATGAACCTTCCAGAGATCACTGAGGCCCGGCGGCTGACACTGAGGCCCGGCGAGCGTGTCTATGCCCCGGAGGACGTGCTCATAATCCGGCGGAAGGACGCGCCGGCGTAATGGGCTGGCTGGACGGGTCGGCAGAGCGGAAGGCCGCGCAGCTTCTCCTTCCCGCCAATGACGGCACCCAGAACGTCCTGACGATCCCGGCGTTCTCCGGCGGGAAGCCGAACCTGGACGGCGTCTTGTACCCGGACGCCAGCTACCAGTCGGCGGCGTCGGCGGGGTACGGCCGCAACGAGCTGGTGTACGCGTGCATCCGGGAGCGGGCCGAGAACCTGCCCCAGTCGGTGCTGCGGGTGTACCCGGGGAACCAGCCGGCGGCGCACGGCGAGTCGCTGGAGGACCACCGGCTGCGTCGGCTGGTGGCGCAGCCGAACCCGGTGACCGGCGAGTTCGCGTTCTTCGAACTGAGCGTGACGTACCTGGACCTGGCCGGTAACTGCTACTGGCTGATCCAGCGGGGCCGCGACGGCCTGCCGGCGGAGCTGTGGCCGGTGCGCCCGGACCTGATCCGGATCTTCCCCACCTACGACCCGCGGGTGTGGTCGTACGGCTACATCCTGGACCCCACCACGTCGGCCAGGAATGTCACGTCCGCGATCATCCCGATCGACTTCCGGGACATGATCCACGTGAAGTACGCGAACCCGCTGAACGCCTACTTCGGGCAGGCTCCTTTGCGGCCGGCGGCGCGGGCGGTGTCGCTGGACAATGCGGCGACGGACTTCGTGGACACGCTGCTCCGCAACTACGCCGTCCCCGGCGTGGTGATCAAGACGGCCAGCGAGGTGACGCAGGCGGTCGCGGACGTGCTGAAGCGGAAGTGGAAGGCGGCGTTCTCCGGCGCGCGGCGCGGGGAGCCGGCGGTGGTGCAGCAGGGCATGGACGTGCAGCCGCTCGGGATGAGCCTGCGGGACCTGGAGTTCCCGGACCTGCGTGCGTTCTCCGAGTCGCGGATCTGCGCGGCGATGCAGGTCCCGCCGATCCTGGTCGGCGCGAAGGTGGGCCTGGACCGGTCGACGTTCACGAACTACGCCGAGGCCCGCAAGCAGCTGTGGGAGGAGGGGATCTTCAGCCTGCAGCGCCGGTTCCGTGACCCGGTGGAAACGCGGCTGCTGCCGGAGTTCTCCGGGACGGGCCGCCAGCGGGTGACGGTGCGGTGGGACAACTCCCAGGTGCTGGCCCTGCAGGAGGCGGAGTCGGCGAAGTGGGAGCGGGGCGTCAACGCGCTGTCGCACGGCGGCATCACCGTGAACGACTTCCGGCGGCTCGTCGGCCTGGACGACGACCCGGCGGGCGACGTGTTCCTGCTGCCCCGCGGGTCGGTGCCGCTGCCGAAGGGCGCGGCCCCGGAGCCCGGCGACGTGGTCGGGCTGCAGCCTCCCGGCGGAGCGCCCGACGTGGCGCCGCCCGGGGACGCGCCCAACACGCCCCCTGCGGCACCGCCGCTGCCGCAGGTCCGGGTGGCCAGCTACGCGGACCAGTTCCTTGATGATCTCAGCCGCAAACGGCTGGCGCACGCTAACGGCCGCGGGCACTGACCCATGCCGTGGGGCGTCGGAAAGCGGGACTCGTGCCCGGTGTCGAAGCCGTGGGCGGTGTACCTGAAGGCAACCGGCGAGATCGTGCGCGGCGGCTGCCACTCCACCCGCGGTGAGGCGCTGGCCCACCAGCGGGCGCTGTACGCGGCCGAGTCCGCGGCCCATCCGATCGGCAAGGAGCCGGCAATGCGCGAGCACCTGATCGCCCCCGTCACCGAGTGGAAGGCGACTGGCGGCAGCGGCGAGCTTGAGGGCTACGCGTCGGTGTTCGGGAACGTCGACCAGGGCGGCGACGTGGTGCTGCCGGGGGCGTTCCGCAAGACCCTGGCGGACTGGCGGGGGTCGCGGCAGCCGCTGCCGCTGATCGCCGACCACGACCTGACCACCGACGGCGTGATCGGGTCGGTGCGGGACGCGAGGGAGGACCCGGTGGGCCTGTGGGTCCGCGCCGGGTTCTCCTCCGACCCGAAGGCCCAGTCGGTCCGGACGAAGATGATCGAGGGTCACCTGCGGGGCATGTCGTTCACCTACGAGGCGGTGCGGCACTACCTGGGGGAGGTGGCCGGGAAGTCAGCGCGATTCCTGCAGGAGCTGAAGCTGTTCGAGGCGACGGTGACGCCGTTCCCGATGAACACCCTCGCGCTGGCCTCAGCGAAGGCGGCCATGGCGTCGGCCAGCATCAACGACCTGCCGGACTCCGCGTTCGCCTACATCGAGCCCGGCGGCAAGAAAGACGACGGAGGGAGGACCACGCCGCGGTCGCTGCGGCACTTCCCCGTCCACGACGAGGCGCACGCCCGCAACGCCCTGGCCCGCGCGCCCCAGTCAGAGTTCGGCAAGCAGGCGATGCCGAAGATCCTGGCGGCGGCAAGGAAGTTCGGCATCGAGGTCTCCGGGTCGGCCAGCCTGGACTTCACCCAGTTCGCCGACGCGATGAGCAAGGCGCTCGGCATCGGGTTCGCCCCGGCAGCGAAGGCGGCCGCGGACCTGCTGGTCGCCGCGTACCAGCCCCTTGACGACGCAGCCGGGCCTGACGACGGTCAGCCCACTGCGCCCGCAGCCGCCCCGGACGGGGGCACTGCGGAGAAGAAGACCGGCGTGACGGCGGCGGACTACGCGCTGTCGGTCATCGCCAGACCTTCCGGGCCGCCCGACGGGGCACCCGGCGGTGAGCCGCCCGCGGCACTCGCCGGACCGCTCGCCCCGCTCGAGGTCGAGCGCGAGGCGAAGGAGATGGACCGGCTCGAGGCCGAGATCCAGGACTCGCTCGGAAGGAGCGCACCGTGACCAACCGGCTTCAGGACCTGATGGACAAGTCCCTGAACTGCATCCACCTCGCCCGGGCGATCAAGGACCGGTACGAGGACCCGACGAAGATGCCCGCCGACGAGCTGGCGAACATGAAGGCCCTGAACGCCGAGGCGATACGGCTCCGCGGCCTGGCGGAGGCCGAGCGGGAGCACAACGAGCTGGAGCAGTGGTCGGCGTCACCGGACGGCTCCCACCCGGCACTGGGGGAGAAGGCCGCCCGGGACGCCGCGGTGGCACGGGCGACCGGGGGCGCGCCGGAGGGAATGTCGGAGACGATGGCGAAGCGGTTCGCCACGGCCACGTTCGCGAAGGCGCTGCGGTCCGGCAAGGACGCGCTGAACCTGGAGGAGAAGGCGGCGATCATCGAGAACACGACGGGGCAGATCATCGTCCCGCACGACCTCGCCGGCCCGATCTTCCTGCAGCTCCCCCGGCTCGGGGTTCTGCGGGACCTGGCGCTGGTCCGGCCGACCACCTCCAACCTAGTGGACGTGCGCGCTCTGACCGGAGTGACCGCGGGCTGGGGGCAGATCGAGATCACCAACGCGGGCGGCGCGACCCCGCCGACGGACGCGGCGATCGCGGCGACCGGGCCGAACACGGTCACCGTGCAGGACCTGGTGGCGATGGTGCAGGTCGGCACCGACGAGCTGATGGACACCGACGCCAACCTCGTGTCGCTGGTGCAGGAGATCGTGGGGCAGAAGTTCGCCGAGATGGAGGACGACGCGTTCGCGAACGGCAACGGCACGTCCAAGCCGTTCGGCATCGCCATCAGGGCCACCATCGGCGGCGCCATCCCGGCCGCGCAGGGCGTCACCGCCGCGACGTCGGCGGTGATCGTGCCCGACGACCTGAAGAAGCTGCAGTACGTGATCCTGGCCCGGTTCGCGAACACCGGGTCCTACCTCGGCTCTGACCTGGCGACGCAGGCCATCGCCCTGCTGAAGGACTCGACGTCGAACTACCTGTGGCAGCCGTCGAACCAGGCGGGGCAGCCGGACCGGCTGTTCGGCCGCGCCTACTACCGGGTGACCGGGCTGCCGAACCCGGGCAGCGCGCCGGCGGTGCTGTTCGGCGACATCCGGTCCGGGTACCTGATCGCGGACCGGCAGCGGATCACCGTGCAGCGGCTGGACGAGCGGTACGCGGACCAGGGGCTGGTGGCGTTCCTGTTCCGGGAGCGCGTCGGCGGTGACGTGATCCGCCCGGCCGCGTTCGCCAAGTACCTCGTCTAGCCAGGAGGCGGTGATGGTGCAGCAGCGCGCGGACGTCCCGATCCCGACGCCGGGTATCGGCGCCGGGGCGGAGGCGTACAGCATGTCCGGTCAGGCCGGCGGCGGCAGCGGGAGCGTGTTCGGCGGCCTCGGCGGGCCCGGGCAGCAGCAGGGCGGCGGTGTCATGTCGGACATCAACGCCACCGGCGTCACGCCCGCGGGCGGCGACGGCGTGTTCGGCGACCTCGGCGGCGGTGTCAGCAGCCAGACCGGCGGCCCCGCCATTGAGGCCGCGCCCGTGGGCACCGACCCCGGCGGACAGGGAGGCAGGACGTGATGACAGCGCCTGACACAGTGTTCGGGCCTCTCGGCGGCGGCCAGCAGCACGGCACCGACCTGCCGCCGCTGCCGGACTCGCCCCGCAACGAGTGGGGCGTCCCGACTACCAACCCGTCCGGCGGCGGGGGTGACGTGCCGCGCCCTGACAGCGTGTTCGGCGACCTCGGCGGCCCCGGCGTCGCCGGCCAGGAAGGCGGCCGGGCGCTGCCGCCGGACCCAGGCCAGGGAGGCATGTGATGACCACTCCGCGCGAAGCGGTGTTCGGCGACGACCTCGGCGGTGTCGGCAAGCAGACGGCCGGGGAGGCGATCCCGGACATCGGGGACACCGGCGACGCGGCCGTCGCGCAGGACACACCGGCGGCGACCGCTGACGGCGAGCCCGTTTCGCCCTACCTCGCGGCGCGCCGGTACGGTTCCGTCGCCGGGTACGGCACCGGCCGGGGGAGCACCTGATGAAGATCATCGTCCACGGCCCGGCGGCCGGGGCCGGCCCGGACGGGCTGGTCGCGTCGTGGGCGCCCGACCAGCCCGTCGAGGTCGACGACGGCGACAAGAAAGCCGTCGCCTGGGCGCGGACGTTCGTCTCCACCGGCCTGGCCACTTTGGTCGAGGACGTGCCGGCGAAGGCGGAGCCGGCCAGGGAGCCCAGGAGCCAGGCCGCCCGTCCGGCCGTGAAGAAAGCACCATGACCCGGCAGCCCCCGTCCCCCTCCGGGAGCGGGGGCTGCCGCCCATCCCGGAGGAACCCATTGAAGATTGACACCGCCGTGCGCATGGAACTTGACCAGCCCGAGGCGCAGCCGGTAGCCGCGGAGTGCCCGGTGTGCTTCGCGACCGTCCGTAAGGCCCGGCTCGCTGACCACCAGCAGGCCGCGCACGGGAAGGCGGCATAGTGCGCGTTTTGTGGCACAGTGTCAGTCCGTGGGCGCCGACCGGATACGGAACGCAAACAGCGATATTTGCCCCGCGTATCCGGGACATGGGCCACGACGTCGCCCTGTCCGTCTACTACGGACTCCAGGGCGCGCAGATGCAGTGGGACGGGATGACCTGCTACCCGTCCTACTCCGCCCCGTACGGCGCCGACGTGATCGTCCCCCACGCCCTGCACCACTTCGGGGCCGAACGGTGCCGGTCAATCGAGGAAGCCTCCGTCAAGGGCATCATCATCACCCTCGGCGACGTGTGGACGTTCGAGTCGCCGCTGCTCGACCAGCTCTGCGTCGGGGCGTGGGCGCCGGTCGACCACCTTCAGGTCCCGCAGGTCACCGCCGGGTGGCTGAACGTGATGGGCGCCGTCCCCATCGCGATGTCCCGGTTCGGGGAGGCCGTGCTCCGCGACGCCGGGTTCCGGCCCCTCTACGCGCCGCACGGCATCGACACCGCCGTGTTCTGCCCCGGCGACAAGGCCGCCGCGCGTGCCGCCGCGGGCCTGCCCGAGGACGCGTTCGTCGTCGCCATGGTCGCCAACAACGTCGGCCGGGACGGGAACCGGAAAGCGTTCGCCGAGCAGGCCGCCGCGTTCGCGCAGCTCCGGGCACGCCACAACGACGCGCATCTGGTGCTGCACACCGACGTGGACCAGCCGCAGGGCATGCGGCTCCGGTCGTTCCTCGAAGATCACCTGCCGCCGGGAAGTTACACCTACACCGACATCTACACCTACCGCAAGGGCCTGAACCCGTCCGCAGTCGCCGACATCTACCGCGCCGCCGACGTCCTGTCGAACTGCTCCTACGGCGAGGGGTTCGGCATCCCGATCGTCGAGGCGCAGGCGTGCGGCACCCCCGTCATAGTGACCGACGCCACCGCGATGACCGAACTGTGCGGGTCGGGATGGAAAGTCGGCTGGCAGCGAATGTGGCACGACAGCCAGGGCGCGTGGGCGGCCGTCCCGAACATCGGCGAGATCGCCGACGCCTACGAGCAGGCCTATGAGAAGGCCCGCGACGAGACCATGCGGGCCGAGGCGTTCGCGTTCGCCCAGGACTACGACGCCGGCGTGGTCACGGAGAAGTACTGGCGGCCCATCATGGCGACGTTCGGGGGCCTGCTCGAGGCGAAGAAAGAAGAACTCGCCCGGCGGGCCGCCAGGCCGCGGAGGCTGCCGGAGAAGATCCGCGAAGCTGACGGCCTGACGTGGATTGACCGCGGCATGAAAACCGGCGACGGGCTCGGCTGGGCGCCCCACGAGGAGAACCTGCGGGGTGTCCTGCCGCCGCTGCTTCCCCCCGGCGGCGTCCTCCTGGACGTCGGCGCCCATGTCGGCCACTGGTCGCTGCGCCTGGCGGAGAAGGCGTCGAAGGTGTACGCGGTGGAGGCGAACCCGGACACCGCGGCCACCTTGCGCCGCCACGTCGCGATGAACGGCATCGGCAACGTCGAGGTGATCCAGCT